GACTTTGAAGTGGCTTCCTTTGCCTGCTTCGAAGGTCACCCCTTGGGCCTTCAACCATCGTCTGAACTCGCTGAACTTCATCACCTCGCCTCGTTGTTTGGATGAGTCCATTCTACAACATTTATGTGTTAATACAACATTATTGTGTTGTTTTTACTGGACCTATCGACGCCTCAGCGACGCTGGGGCTTTTCGTATCTGGCGCCCGTGCCCCCGTCTTTGCCCCGAGCGGATGAGGTTGGCATGGAGCGCCGGCCCCAACTTTCGCTCCCATCAAGGGAGAAATCAGAGATGCCGAACATGCCGGACAAACCCGATACTTGGGCCATTGCTTTCATGTGGCTAAGTCAGCACTCGCAAACCATATGGGCGGCATTCCTGTCGTTGTGCATGACTGTGCTTCGTGTGTTCTACACTGGCGGCACGTGGAAAGACGCACTGATCGAAGGCCCCATGTGTGTCTTGCTATCCCTCAGCATTATTTGGGGCTTCGAGTTGATGGGGTTGTCGTCGTCGCTTGCCCAGCCAGTTGGTATCTGGGTTGGGTTTCTTGGGGTGAAGAAGGTTGCCCACTGGGCTGATCGGATTGCTGAAAGCAAGTTTCCTAAATCGGATTCGGCGCCGTGATGGCCGATGCCCAGGAAGCATGAACTCTTGCCCATTTTTTCTAGGCTCGCCATTTCGGCGGGCCTTTTTCGTTTATAAGAGGTCAGTCTATGAGCAAGTCCACGCTGAATGATGAACTGGTGCCTGGTGAGCCACCGAAGCCGGGAACGATCGAAATGCTCGCGGGTTTTTCACCTTATTCTCAATTTCCGCTGATTGCGGCAATCGAGTCGACAACCTGCCTCCTGTCCACTTTTCAATATGACCCTGCAATCATCCATGCAAATGAGGCGGGTACACCGTCGAGCGTGTTCGGCCGTCTCTTCCAGCATCTGGATGAGTTGCTGGTTGCCCAGCTTCATCAGGTCGGCGAGATGCCTGCTCCAGGTCTCGAAGGCCACCAGACAGCTGTATCCCTACCTTGATGGTTCGCTAAATGGTCAAAATCAACATCACGCCCGACATGCTGCCTGTGTCACAGGCACTGATAGAGTTGGAGAAAAAGCACATTCCTTATGTGCTTGCCCTGACAGCGACCCGGTTGGCCCAGCGGGTCAAGAAGGGTGAACTGACCGTCATGGCTCAGCGCCTGGACCGGCCAACCCGGACCACGATGAACAGCCTGTTCGTCAAAATTGCCACCAAGAGCAAGCCAGCCGAAGTATATTTCAAGGACTCTTGGACCTCGGGCATTCCTGCTGATACCTACCTTCAGCAGGCGGTAAGGGGCGGGCCACGACCGCATAAACGCTTTGAAAAATCGCTGATATCGAACGGTCTGATGAAGGCCGGGCAATACGCTATTCCCAGTCCGAATGTCCTCGATAAGCACGGCAACGTATCGCGTGGCTTGATGAACAAAATCCTATCCGGCCTCGGTGCGGCAGAAAGCCTACGCGGCTACAAAGCCAATGCCACTGGCAGCAAGCGCAGCCAGCGCAAGGGCAATGCCCGCAGCTATTTTTCCGGCGTTGTCGATGGCACGGCCGGGGTGTGGGAGCGCAAAGAAACCGCGTTCGGCGATGCAGTCCGGCCGGTGTTTGTGTTCAGCCGCAGCGCGCCGATGTACCGCACGATCTTCCCGTTCTTCAAGATCGCGAACAACATCTGCAAGGCCAACTACAGCGCTGAGTTCCGCGGTGCATTTGCCGATGCGATGGCCACTGCCAAGCCCTGACAACGAGCAAGAAAGGCCTGTTTTTGGCTGGTAATGCTTGACCTATTTGCCCCAGCGCAAATTCAACGGGTCCTCCCGAGGGGGTGGGGGCTAGGGGGTAATTCGGGCCCCGCTGCTTCGCTACATATGACCCATTTTTGAATCGAGGTTGTTGTTTAGTCCATGGCCAATCCGACCATCTCCCGCGAGCCTCATTGGCTCAACAAGTCGCGCATGGCTACCAGCCTTGGCATCACGACTCAGGCCTTTGATAAATGGGGCGTTCAGCCTGTTGCGAAGATCGGCCGCGATGTCTTTTACGACGTCCGGTCTGTGCTGGATAACCGGCTCAAGCACCAAGGGACAAAGGACCAACCTGTCGACGACAACGGCGATCCGATCGATCCGCTCATTGAGTACAAACAGGCGCAGCAAAAACTGCGACTCACAACAGAGCAGGCGGACGCTCAGGAAATGCGCAATAAGGTGAAGGCCAAGAGGTTGGTGCCGGTTGATTTTTGCTTATTCGCATTGTCTCGCCTGAGCGCAAAGCTTGGGTCAACCCTCGACACCGTGCATTTGAAGGTCAAGCGAAAGTGCCCCGACATCGAGGTGCGTCACCTTGAGGCGATCCAGCGCGAAGTCGCCGTGTCGCGTAACGATGCGGTCGGCTTGGCTGATCTTTTACCGGAGTTGCTTGATGAGTTTGTCGACACCTTGGATGAAGGCGCTGGTTGAGGGCGTCCGCAAGGGGCTCGCCGGACTCTACAAAGAGCCTCCGCGCACAGCGGTTGAATGGGCCGATGAGCATTTCTATCTATCGTCCGAGTCGTCCTATCAGGAAGGCGATTGGACCACGGCGCCTTTTCAGGTCGCGATTCTCAACGCAATGGGCAACGACCTCATCCGTGAAGTGAACGTGCTGAAGTCGGCGCGGGTTGGCTACACCAAAATGCTGGTGGCCAACATGGGCTACAAGGTCCAACACAAGAAACGTAACGTCATCGTCTGGTGCCCAACCGATGGCGACGCGGACGGCATGATGAAACGGCACATCGAAACGATGATCCGCGATAGTCCTGTGGTGCGCGCCTTGGCCCCTTGGTATGGGGTAAAGCATCGCGATAACACGCTGGATGAAAAGCGCTTCGATAACGCCAAGATGCTGTGGTGCCTGGGTGGCACGGCGGCAAAAAACTACCGGGAGAAAAGCCCGGATGAAGTGATTTATGACGAGCTGTCGAAGTTCAATGCAGACATTGAGGGCGAGGGCGCCCCGACCATTCTCGGCGACAAGCGTCTGGAAGGTGCCACGTTCAAAAAGTCCATACGCGGATCGACCCCGACGACCGTGGTGGTCGCTGACGACAATGAGGAAACCTCGGGGGAGGGTTGCCAGATCACGCGGGCGGCCAATGATTCCCCACACTTTCTGCGCTTCAACATCAAGTGCCCGTGCTGTGGTACCGAGCAGTACTTGAAGTGGGGCGACCCGGCTACGCCATTCGGTATCAAGTGGAATCTGGACGAGCTGGGGCAGGTAATCAAGGCCTGGTACCTGTGTGAGTCCGGCCATGGTTGCACCTTCGAATACCACGAAATGGTCGCGGCATCTGTCAGCGGTCGCTACATCTGCGAGCGCACCGGCATCTGGACACGCGATGGCATGGACTGGTTCTCCGCTGAGGACACTTCGATGTCGCCGCCGCGTTCGGTGACTTTCCATATCTGGACGGTGTACTCGGAGTTTGTGACCTGGGCCGAGGTCGTCACGGAATGGCTCAAGATCAAGAAGGATCGAGGCAAGCTCAAAACTTTCGTCAACACCACCTTGGGCGAAGCGTGGGAAGAGGACCAAGGCGAGCAGTTGGAGTGGCAGCAGCTGCACGCGCGACGGGAGATCTACCCGCAAGTGCCGGCCAAAGCGGTAGCCCTGTTTGGTGGTATCGATACACAGGATGACCGCTATGAAGGTCGGGTCTGGGCGATTGGCGCAGGTGAGGAAGCGTGGCTGGTTCATAAGTTCGTGCTGCAAGGCGATCCAGGCAGCATCGAGTTACGGGCCAAGGTCGGTCTCGAGATCCACAAGACCTTCACCCGGGCGGATGGCACGGTGATGGGCGTTGAGCGTTGGTGTTGGGACCAAGGTGGTCACTACTGTGATGAAGTGCGTGAGGAATGCATCAAGCACGGCACCCAGTGGGTCATCCCTGTGTTCGGTGCCTCGACCTACGGCAAGCCGATAGCGACCTGGCCGCGTAAAAAGACCAAGGTCAAAGGCGGACGTGTCTATCTGGTCGAAGTCGGCACCGACAATGCCAAAGAGCTGATTTACGGCCGTCTCAAGATGCAACCGGACAGCTCTGGCGCGCCTGTGCCTGGCTGCATCCACTTACCTGCCAACGAGATGATTTGCGGCGAAGACGAATTGCGCCAACTGACTGCCGAGCGCCGCAAGTGGGTGCTCGTCAAGCATCAGCGCGTCCAGCGCTGGGATGCCGGCGGGCGACGAAACGAAGCGCTCGATTGCCTGGTGTACGCCTTGGCGGCGTTACGCATCACGCAACAGCGTTTTGGCATGAATCTCGACCTGCTCGCACAGCAGTTGCCGTCAGGCACCTGGGTTGTGCCGGTGAAAATCGAGCAGGAAAGCAAGCCGGTCAGCGTTGCCGTACCGACATCGGCTCCGGTGTTGGTACTTGAGGTCGAGCCGGAACAATCACCCGACCAGCCCACCGAGTCGGGCGGCTGGCTTAATACAGGACAAGGCGCATGGCTATAACCGCTCAAGATATGGTGGACCGCTATCTGGAGGCCGAACTGGCCATCCTGCAGGGCAAGGAAATCCTCTTTAACGGTCGCAAGCTGATCATGGCTGACTTGGAAGAAATCCGCGCCGGCCGGTTGGAATGGGAGCGTCGGGTGCGAGCGCAACAGTCAGCGGCGGCGGGGCAGCCGCAGTATGCCCTGGCGACATTCCGATGAATCTGCTGGATCGCGTACTGGCCCCGGTGTTTCCCGGACTGGTGGCTGACCGTCTGCGTGCCCGCAGTACGATCATGGCCTTTGAAGCGGCGCAGATGACCCGCACCCACCAGGCCAAGAAACAATCCGCCAGCGCGGACCGTTCGTTGCAGCGCTCGGCGCGTTCCCTGCGCGAGCAATGCCGCAAGCTGGACGAAGACCACGACATTGTCACCGGCCTGTTTGACCGTCTGGAAGAGCGGGTGGTGGGCGGCATGGGCATTTCGGTGGAGCCGTTTCCGTTGAGCTACGCCGGGGAAGTGCATCTGGAGTTTGCGGCGCAGATCAAGGCTCGCTGGGCCGAGTGGTCATTACGCCCGGAAACCTCCGGCGAACTGTCCCGGCCGCAGATGGAGCGGCAGGTGTGCCGCACCTGGCTGCGCGATGGCGAAGCCTTGGCGCAGAAGCTCAAGGGGCG